GAGGAGCAGGAGCCTCTGGTGGTGGAGGTGGTGGAGCAACTGCTGTTGGAGGTAACGCAGGAAATGGAACTGGTGGTAACGGAGGTGCAGGAGCACCTAATAATATAACAAATTCTTGTGTAACTTACGCTGGTGGTGGAGGTGGAGCTGGACCTGGTGGTGCAGGATCAGGTGGAGCTGGTGGTGGAGGAGCAGGTGGACCTACTGGTGCATCAGATGGTACTGCAAACACTGGTGGTGGAGGTGGAGCAAACTGGTTTAGTGGTTGTAGAGGTCAAGGTGGTTCAGGAGTAGTCGTAGTACGTGTACCAGGACCAAGCACAGTAAGCGTTGCACCAGGAACTAATAGTGTAGCAACATTACCAAGTCCAGCAGGAGGCTGTAAAGTAGCTTCATTTACTGTATCTGGAACGTTGACAATTAGTTAAGATTAAAATATAAAATATAAATTTAAGGAGTAATAATATGGCACATTTTGCAGAATTAAAAACAAAAGTAGATCCAACAGGTTTTACTACAGATACACATCAAATTGTAGAAAGAGTTGTTGTGGTGGGTAACGATGTTACTACTGCAGCTGGACCATTAGGAGAAAATGATATGCACCAGGATGGAGAAACATGGTGTATTAATTTTTTTAATGGTGGTATTTGGAAACAAACTTCTTACAATAACAATTTTAGAAAAATGTATGCAGGAATTGGAATGGTATACGATCCTGTAAAAGATAAATTTTTAGCACAACAACCCCATGCATCATGGTCATTAGATGCAAGTGACGATTGGCAAGCACCAATAACTTATCCAACAATCACTGAAGAAGGTGATGTTAGATATTTAATTGAATGGAACGAAACAAAATATAACGCTGACAACACAACAGGTTGGGAAGCAACTAAATCAAACGACGAATCGGAAACACCTACCAAATATAATTGGAATGGCTCAGCTTGGGTGTCCGAATAGGAGACTCAAATGCCCAGAAATAAATCGGGTTCAGCAAACGGTGGTATAATTGGAAAAACGAATAAAAGTTCGTTTGGAAAGTGTACTGTTACAGAAAAAACTTCTTCATCCACAGTAACTATACAACCAGGTACAAGAATTATTAATGCAACTATAGTTGCAGGTGGTGGTGGCGGTGCTAGAGCGGATATTGGTGGAGGAGCTGGTGCTGGTGGTGTTTTATGTCAAACTAATCTTCCTGTATCAAGTCCTTTTCCAGTAACAGTAGGTGGAGGTGGAGCATCTATAAATTCACCGACATTATCTCAAGGAACTACTGGAACTAATTCAACCTTAGTTGCATCATGTGGAACTAAAACTGCTTGTGGTGGAGGATCGGGTGGTGGAGCATCAAGTTTTGTTTGTGCACCTGGAGGAGCTGGTGGATCAGGTGGTGGTGTAGGAAATGCTGGAGGTTGTGGAGGTGCAGGAGTTCCAGGACAAGGTAATCCAGGTTCACCTGTTAGAGGTGGTGGTAATGGTGGTGGAGGCGGAGGCGGAGCTGGATCAGCCGGTTCTTCTAATCCAGGATCAGGTTCAAATGGTGGAGCTGGCGGTAATGGAAAAGACGTAAGTCCTTTATATCCAGGAACAACTTTAACTAATAGTGGAGTATTTGCTGGTGGCGGTGGTGGATCAGGTGACGGACCAGGTGGTGGAGCTGGCGGTGCTGGTGGACCAGGTGGTGGTGGAGTTGGTTCAGGACCAAGCACTCCTACAGCAGGATCAGGAACAACAAACACTGGTGGCGGTGGTGGAGGTGGTGAAAATACTAGAGGAAATTCAGGATCAGGTGGTTCAGGGGTGGTTATCGTAAAAGAATTAAACAAAGCAAGTGGTGTGTGGTCAATGCAAAGTCAATTTAGTGCCAAGTCTCAAGGAACATGGCCAACGTTTGGTTTTGATGTAAATTATATGGTAATCGCAGGTGGCGGAGCTGGATCAGGATCTGGAGGTGGTGGAATCATGGGAGGTGGTGGAGCTGGAGGATACAGAGCTTCAGGATTTGGACCTTCACCCTTACAAGGCAATAGTTTATTTTTAGGCACAGGATGTTTTGCAGTAACAGTGGGTGGTGGTGGCTCAAGTGCTCCAGGTTCAACTTGTTCTACAAGAGGAAACGATTCAACATTTTCTACAATTACTTCTGAGGGAGGCGGAACGTCTAATGGATGTTCAGGTGCCATACCAACTAACCAACCTGGTGGTTCAGGTGCCGGTGGTAACGCAGAAGGCACTAGTACGGGAGGTACAGGAAATGCTCCTCCAACAGATCCACCTCAAGGAAACCCTGGTGGTAATGGTGCTGCTACAACAGGCACATTGAATTATGCTGCTGGAGGTGGTGGAGGTGCTGGTGGTGCTGGTGGTAACGCAGCGACTAACCCTGGATGTCAAGGTGCTTCAGGTGCTGGTGGTGCAGGTGTAGCAAATAATATTACAGGTTCATGTGTAACTAGAGCATCAGGTGGAGGTGGAGCTGGTTTTCCTCAGTTTGCAAAAACATCCGGAGTTGCAGGACATATTGTAGTTCCTGGAGCTACAGCAGGAGGCGGTGGAGCTGGAGGTGCTGGTAACAACGCATCTGGAGGCTCAGGAAGCAGCACTGGACAAGCAGGTACAGCCAATACTGGTGGTGGAGGTGGTGGTGGAGCTGCACCTAATAGTTCTGGTGGAGCAGGTGGATCAGGAACAGTTATTGTGAGATTACCTAGTGCTGCAACTTTATCAGTTTCACCTGGAACTAATTCAACATCAACAGCTGGTGGGGATAAAATAGCTACATTTACAGTTTCTGGAACATTGACAATTTCTTAACGATTGATATAAGAAAGATATAGAAAGATGAACCTAACAAATTATTATTGGTATTTTCAATCAGCAATTCCTGCTAGGATTTGTGATGATATTGTTAAATATGGAAAATCTTTACAAGATCAAATGGCAGTTACCGGTGGTTATGGTGATGCAAAAAAATTAAATCAAAAACAAATAAAAGATTTAAAAAAGAAAAGAGATTCTAATATTGTTTGGATGAGTGATAGATGGATCTATAGAGAAATACAACCATATATTCATCAAGCAAATGTAAACGCAGGTTGGAATTTTCAATGGGACTTTTCAGAATCATGTCAATTTACAAAATATGAAAAAGGACAATATTATGATTGGCACTGTGATGGTTGGGATAGACCATATATGAGAGAGGGTAATGATCCATCAAACGGTAAAATAAGAAAGTTATCTGTAACAGTAACATTATCAGATCCAAAAGATTATAAAGGTGGTGAATTAGAATTTGATTTTAGAGATAAAGATCCAGATAAAAAACCTAATATTAGAAAATGCACAGAGATACTACCTAAAGGATCTTTAGTTGTGTTTCCTGGTTTTGTTTGGCACAGAGTATGTCCGGTTAAAAAAGGAACAAGACATAGTTTAGTTATTTGGAATTTAGGATGGCCTTACAAATGAGTTTTCCAAAACAATTACAATTAGAAGAATATTTTAAATGTCCAATATGGTGGGCCGACGAACCTAAGTTTGTAAAAAAATTAAATAAAGCATCTGACAAATATATAAAACAATCTCAAAAAAATTTAAAAGAAAATATAGATAAAAGAAATAAACAGTTTGGAGATAAAGGAGATATGGGTCATGTGTTTCACTCAACATCTTTAATTGGTGATCCTAAATTTAAAGAATTGCAAGATTATATTGGTGCAACTGCGAACAATTTATTATTAGAAATGGGTTTTGATTTAACTAATTATCAAGTGTTTACTACAGAAATGTGGGTGCAAGAGTTTGCTAAACAAGGAGGAGGACACCATACTTTACACACACATTGGAATGGTCATATGTCTGGTTTTTATTTTTTAAAAGCTAGTGAAAGAACATCTATGCCATTATTTGAAGACCCAAGACCAGGTAATATTATGAATCTTTTACCAGAAAAAGATAAATCAAAAATTACATATGCAACCTCACAAATTAATTATAAAGTACAACCAGGCAGAATGATATTTTTTCCATCATACATGCCACATCAATATATCGTTGATATGGGGTATGAACCATTTAGGTTTATACATTGGAACTGCCAAGCAATACCGAAAGGAGTTTTAAATGTCGTTCAAAAAAAATAAATATAGTGTTTTAAAAAATGCAATATCAAAAGAATTAGCAGAGTTTGTTTACAAATATTTTTTAAATAAAAGAAATGTAGCTAAAGTTTTATTTGATACAAGATATATATCACCGTTTACAGAATACTTTGGTATATGGAATGATGAACAAGTTCCAAATACTTATTCACATTATGGTGACATAGCCATGGAAACTTTATTACAAGAAGTAAAACCTGTTATGGAAAAACACACTGGATTAAAATTAAGTCCTACATATTCTTATGCAAGAATATATAAAGAAGGTGATGTGTTAGCTAGACACAAAGATAGATATTCATGTGAGATATCCACAACATTAAATCTAGGTGGTGATGATTGGCCAATATATTTAGATCCTACAGGTAAAAAAGGTCAAGCAGGAATTAAGATAAGTTTAAAACCAGGTGATATGTTAATATACTCTGGTTGTGATTTAGAGCATTGGCGAGAAGAATTTAAAGGTAAAGATTGTGGTCAAGTATTTTTACACTACAACAAAACAGGATCTAAAATGGCAAAAGAAAATACTTTAGATAAAAGACCTATGATAGGTTTACCTGCATGGTTTAAAGGCACAAAGTTGACAGAACCAAAAAAATAGTCTATACACTAGGCTTGCAGGGGGATTATCCACCACACAGTCCCTCTGCTTAAAATCTATTGAAATCACTTACAATCTGATATAACACCTGATAAACGGGTTTTTATATGTTACAAAAATTAGGGTTTTTACCAGGATTCAACAAACAAGTCACAGAAACCGGGGCCGAGGGCCAATGGTTTGATGGTGATAATGTTAGATTTAGATACGGCTCACCAGAAAAAATAGGTGGTTGGCAACAGTTAGGAGAAGACAAACTTACTGGAGCAGGCAGAGCTATTCACCACTTTGATGATAATGCAGGTATTAAATATGCTGCACTTGGAACTAATAGAATTTTATACATATACTCTGGTGGAACTTTTTATGACATACATCCTATAAGAGCTACAATAACAGGAGCTAATTTTACTAGCACTTCATCATCAACAACTGTTACAATAACTCTAGGATCAACTCATGGATTACAAGAAGACGATATTGTTTTATTTGATAGTGTAACAGGATTAAGTGGTTCAACATTTACTAACGCCACTTTTGAAGATAATAAATTTATGGTTACTTCTGTGCCAACCACTACAACATTTACCATAACTATGGCAACTGCAGAATCAGGCACACCTTTAAGTGCAGCTGGATCGGCATCTGTTTTAATGTATTACACTGTAGGACCAGCTCAACAATTAGGTGGTTTTGGTTGGGGTACAGGTTTATGGTCTGGTACCGCTTTAGGGGCTGCCACTACAACTCTAGCGTCTACAATTAATGATACAGTAACAGACATACCTTTAGCTAACTCCGCAGCATTTCCATCTGCTGGAGAAATTAGAATAGGATCAGAAGATATAAGTTTTACAGCAAACAATACTACAACAAATATTTTAAGTGGTGGTGCTAGAGAGGTTAACGGCACAACTAAGGCAGGGCACAGCGCCGGTGCTACAGTAACAGACATTTCTAAGTTTGTTGCTTGGGGTGATCCATCTTCTTCTGACTTTACAATTGACCCAGGTTTATGGATATTGGATAACTTTGGAACAAAGTTAATTGCTTTAATTTATAATGGACAATGTTTTGAATGGGATGCTGCAGCAGCAAATGCTACAGGAAACAGAGCAACTATTATAGCCAATGCACCTACTAAATCTAGACACGTATTAGTATCTACTCCAGATAGACACTTAGTATTTTTTGGAACTGAAACTACTGTTGGTGACCAATCAACACAAGATGATATGTTTATAAGATTTTCTGATCAAGAAAATATTTCTGGAACTAATGCATATACAGTTACCGCCACCAATACAGCTGGCACACAAAGACTTGCAGATGGGTCTGAAATTATGGGAGCCATTAGAGGTAGAGATGCAATTTATGTTTGGACAGATACAGCATTGTTCCTTATGAAATTTGTAGGTCAACCATTTACTTTCTCATTTGAACAAGTGGGTACAAACTGTGGATTGTTTGGAAAGAACGCTTGTATAGAGGTTGATGGCACGGCTTATTGGATGTCTGAAAATGGGTTTTTTCAATATGATGGTCAATTAAGATCTATGCCATGCTTAGTAGAGGATCATGTGTATGACGATATAAATGCTACATCTAGAGATCTTATTAATGCAGGTTTAAATAATTTATTTGGCGAAGTAAGCTGGTTTTATTGCACGGAATCATCTGATCAAATTGATAGGGTGGTTACATATAACTATTTAGATTCAACACCAAAACGTCCCATATGGACTACTGGTACACTTCCAAGAGCAGCATGGCAAGATTCCGCTGTTTTTGATAGACCTCACGCAACGTTTTATGATCCTACTAGTAATACTTCTTACGATGTTACTGGTAATACGGACGGTTGTACTATATACTATCAGCAAGAAACAGGGACCGATCAAATCAACGCTGGAGGAGTAATTACAGCAGTTTTGGCGAATATTGTTTCTGGAGATTTTGATATTACACAAAGAACTGTTAGAGGACAAACAGTTGGAACACCTGATCTTAGAGGAGATGGAGAGTTTATAATGAGAATAAGTAGATTTATACCGGATTTTATATCTCAAACAGGAGATACTCAAATTAGTTTTCAAACCAGAGATTTTCCAAATAGCTCACCAACTACTACAAATTTTACATCCACTCCTTCTACAACAAAAGTTGATACAAGATTAAGAGCTAGATCTATAGCTTTAAAAGTTGCAAACACGTCTACAAGTCAAGATTGGTTC